TTCAGTGCAACGCAGTATTCCTTATCCAGCAACTTCTTCCCGTTCGTTGTAATCCCTACGATGTATCCTTGTCCCACAAGTGCCCGAATAAGTCTGAACAGATCCTCACGAGTTGTCGGTTCTGCTCCCATCAGACAGATATTCTTAAGCCCACTCAATTTAACTTCTAGCAGGATAGATTCAATGCTACGATCTTCTGTAGTATTATCTACTTTATAGTAGCAGTACTTACAAGACATATTACAATGAGCTGTTACATCGACGACGTAGGTCTCACTAAACCGTCCGATCCAGTCATTAGTCTTCAGATCAATCATTTGACCTATGAAAGCTGCATCAGTATCTACAACCCTCCCATTGACGACAAGGTTATTCCCCTCGAGCGTCAAAGCGCGCGAACGAAGAAAGGAGGGAACGACCAAGGCTGTGTTCATGACTTTGTTATAATACGTCCATTTACTACGTTAAGATCGTGCCCATCTGCCACGGTAGTATTAAAGGTTTCTGTCAAGCCTGTTCCACCGTCGGTTACTGAATTTACAGCCGCCGAAAGATCCAGAAACCACTTCAGCCACACCGGATGAAAGGTAGCCTTATTCGTCTTCTCATCAATCAAGATCGGCAAAGCCCAGGTCGGCGGCGGTTGAATCTGCATTACAGCGTCCCAATATCCAGTTGCAGTTCAATACCTTGTATTCGCATACGAGTGTCGCACTGGTGGCGGAAGTGATATGCCCTACGCATGAAGGAGCCATTATTTACAAGCATAGGTTTCTTCAGGTTAAGATCAACCTTACGGAAATTTGTCCAACGATCCGCTGCGTAGTCGCTGTCATTTGAACGGACTTGCAGGAAACTTCCTGGCGTCTGATCCCCAATGACCTCTAGAACATTAAGCTGCTTCCGCCGACGAACACCTCCGTCGAAGTTAGGAGTGTACAGATCTACAACTATATACTCTCCATTGTCACTTGTATATTCAGAATCAAATTGATAAAGTTTCCCGTTAGACTCGTGTTGGAGAATCGGGCCGACTGTTTCGGAAAAACTACACGCAACCATGGGCCAGTAGTTTCCATCCTGGTCAGTCCATTGCGCCCACTTCTGATCCGTCATATCATAAACCAGGGTGATATTCTCATTCACCAAGGTAATGCCATAAAATCTATGCCCCTCATACTTGATTCCGAAGGAGTGAACGGAGGACAGATCGGCTTCGCCAAGGAGTCGTTCAATCGCTTTCGTAGATACAATCGTCGGCTTGAGGTTCTCTACGAGAAGTATTTGTACAGCTGCTCCTCGATTTGTAGCGATCCAGAGCAGTACTCCATCAATCTCTTGAATTGAATCCGCACTCGCACAACCATAGTTTATCTTCGCACCCTGCACAGGGCCGAGAGGCGAGGCTGTCGGGTTCATCTGATCGTAGAAAACTTCCGTCGACCATTGCCCAAAAGCGATAATGTAGACCAGTTGTTTATTCAGCGCTACGCCGCCGTCCGGTTCGATCTGTGCGGTAAGGCGATTAAGAACATCACTCCACGCAGTCGGATCATTAAGACTTGCACAGCCGCGAACTGACGCATTCGAATCCATCACATAGGTAGTTCCATCAAGGTACGCAATGCCCTTAACAGTGGCCGACGGGAAATTACTTGGTGTTGTTGCAGTTCCGGTACCTGTTCCTACTCCACTTACCGTAACCGTTCTTGCCGGAGCTGATCCTACTGTAGCAGAAAGATTACAAACAGAACTAACGCCACCAGTTCCTGAGGCGAAAGAAGTAATTGTAATGCCCGCAGCAAGCCCCGTTGAAGCGATTTCCATTCCAACTGCAAAAGAAGTCCCCGTAGTAAATGCAACAACTGTCATAGTAGCAGCGGCAAAGGTACAAGTCGCCACGACGCCGGCTGTGAAAACGGTTCCTGGAGTACTATTAGCCGCCCCGATTAAGGTAAAGTCTGTCGTTCCAGCCGTTGCGATGGTGTAGGATACTCCGTCCAGGAACGCCCCTGCCGTCACGGTTGCTGTAGTCGTGATCTGCACAATGCCTGCGCCGGAGTCATAATTATACGTCGCCACGCCATTTCCGAACTGCATCCGTGGTGTAGCTCCACAACTCTGACAGAATCTATACAAGCCGCCCGTTGCGTCAAGAGTTCCTGAAACAGCCACGCCATTCTTGTACAATGTAGTTCCAAAGATAGAATAGACATCGCCGAGCCAGTTGTAGACTCCACGACCTGTCCCTGTCTGTACGCTCCCCCAGGCAAGAGTTCCTGGCCGTTTATAGATCCAGTACTCTCCTTCTTCCCTTCCCTTCTCCACGTAGCCATTAATGAGCTTCGCATCCTTAAGCGTAGTCTCATCCCGATTAGCGGGTTCTACGATGAGAGGAAGCCGCTTAGGAATCGCAACTGATTCTGCTTGCGGCATTACCTAAACCTCCCTGCGGAAGTTCCACGAGCATCAGGAGTGAAACGCAACGGAGCATCTTCAACGTCCCAATCTTCCAGGGTCGTCCGATAAGCCGCCGCACGTTGCTGGCAGCGATCCATAATTGCTTGTGGCTGGCCTGTACAGATCTCATCAGCAAGTCCCCAGCGCAGTGCAATCCGCCACTCAATCGGAAAGTTCATTGTTTCCGTGAGGTTGACGAAATTAGTCACCTGTACCTGAGTAAGGAGATGCGCGGTTCCTGTAGCCGCCGTAGCATCGGGGACAAGCCAGAAGAATACACTCAACTGTGTCTGTTGCTTATCGACGAAGTAAGAATTGATTGCGCCGACTTGAGTGATTTGACTCAACCTGACATAATCATTCCAACTCATGACAACTAAGGGTCGCCGAATACCATTAACATCTGCGTACCAGGCATCGAGAATCCGCGGCGGCTTAACCATCACCACACTTCCCACTGGCCCAAGGGTGTATGTTCCCTGTCCTGCGACCAGGGTAATCGGAGTATCAACGTTAAGCCAAAGTTTCACCCCTTGCGTTTGCCAGAGATTTACCAGGTCTGTCAGTTTCCGCATCCCCGAAGTTATCTGCTCACTGTTAAGTGATTCCCCTTCTTGCAAGAGACCTGCGTCAAAGTACGCATCTTGAATGATTGAAATGGGTGTGTTATCTACGGGGGCGGTCATGATATTAAATACCGGAGTAAGTTACGCCAGGAAGAATGCCCTGAGGAATACCTACTTGTTTATAATTCGGAGGAGCAACATCGTGCTTCCGCATACGGAGTACGAAACTTGCTTGGCAGGTCGTCGCGTTAAAGCCCTGGGTGTTCATCAACAACTGTCCCTGGGCGTACATTCCCGAGGTGTCGATCAAGCCGCCGAAACGATGGAACTTACTACGACTATCTACCCCTGGCGTAATGATCCAAACGGGATCTACTCCTGTCAGCGTCTTCCAAGAAAACTGCAGGGTGAAACCTGAAATCTGATACCATATTTCCCATATGGACATACAAGCAGTCGTACCCATCGGGGGCGTGAGTTCGGAGGCAGAAACGAGAGGTTGATTTACTAGCTCCCCTGTTACTCCATCACTTCGCAGAAAAGTGTGCGTGTTAAAGGCGCTAGGGCCTTCGTTTATCAACAGAGTCTCTACATAATTTGCCACGGTAGCTCCTTAGCTTACGGGGAGGGGGCCATCCCCCTCCGAGTCTTGCGGCCCAGATCGCGGCAGCAATACCAACCGGAGCGGTAGTGATGTAGCTGATCTGCATGAAGGTGCCAGGGAGAAGGATCAAGGAACCTTCGAGAATAGCGCTGACGCAGAGGCCACCAGTGGTTGCGGGGGTAGTGGGGGAGTAACCCAATGAGCGCGTGTAGACCGGCAGATTCGGGGTAGTCGCCGCAGCGTCCGCCTTGCCTACTGCATTGTTCGCCACGCCACGTCCATCTGCACCGTAGACGCCCAACGGAGTCGTGTGGACTACGTTGGTGTTCAGCGGGGAAATACTTGTCGCCAGGAAGACTACGGCTGTAGCGGTCGGAACGGTGACATAGTTAAACTCCACGTTCCACAGGATCATCTTCTTGCCGGAGCCAAAGGGATTACTCAGGATGAAACCAGTCGCAGTCGATGTATTGATCAGGGTGACTGTTGCGGCCGATTGATTACAGGCGGTGTAAACCAGTCCCTGTGCGTTCAGATCAGAGATATTCATTTCATTTTCCTTTCAGGGATTAGGAGTCAAGGGCCGGAATCGGGAAACCTTGGCCAGCGATTGCACCAGAATACGAATTACCTGCACCAACAAGACCGGTAGTGACTGTCCAGTTAGCATTAGTCGCGGTATCCAGAACGGAAGCGAAATTCCGCAGAAGGATAACCGAACTAGTCGTACCACCAACACTGACAAGGGCCACTGTACTCGTAGTGTTCTTACGTTTCGTACTGTTATCGTTGATGTTACCGTTGGTCAGGACACCCGCGCTAACTATGACAAGGGTCGCCAAATCCGTCGTATTAATCGACAGGATGGTGTTGCGGTGCATCTGCAGGCCGTTGATGTCATTTGCAGTCAGGATCGTCGTGTTAAACGTCGTGCCGATACTGCCGTAGAAGTTATCCGTGAAGGTCAGGCCATCAACGGTATTTGCTGCACCGGTAGACTTAACTACGTTAGCGAAGTTCAATGCTGCGCCGGTATCCTTGAATTCACAATTCTGTACAGCAAAGTTCGTGGCGGTCGACAGGGTGAAGCAACTGGCAACGGTCAGGAAGTTCGCAGTGAAAACGCAGTTTTGAATACTGACGTTAGCCGCACTTACTGCGATGGTAGCAGTATTGGCCGTGTCCAGGGTGAATGTCGGACGAAGGGAACCGCCGCCGAGACCCACAATCGCTACGCCAGACTTATTGAAGAGCAGTGCCGTTGCCGACGAGATAGTCTCCGCATGGCCAGCACCTACGAAGATGATATCTCCGCGACCGGCAGTGCAAGAATTAATCGCATATTGCAAGGTTGCGAAGGGACGCTGATAAGTTCCACGATTGTTGTCCGAACCTACTGCGGCCTGTGCATTCAGCACTGTTGAGTTATTAACCCAGAAGACATTCCCTGGCTGCATCTGCAGCAGGGGCATTCCCCTGACATTCATCCCAGAGGTAAACCCCTGAGGGAAGTTGGTGATATTTCCACCGATAGGCATTTGATTCTCCTTTGCGTAGAGCCTTGATGGCCTCTAGTTTCCTGCCAGAATGCGCTGGCACGCTTGCTGCAACTGCTTTGCTAATGTGCGCGAATTATTATAGGATAACCCGCGCACATAGACAACGCTACTGCTTACGGGCCGTTCGAACCAAAGATGCCGCGAGGATCAGTACAACCGACGCTGAACCGCATATACGAAGCTGCCTTCGCATTCT